AGTCAGTTGAACAGATCAGCAGTGGAAGAAATTGAATTTGACCACAGCCACATTTCAGGTGGTATTAGTAAAATCAACACAGCAGACAATGTGTTTGGTATCTTTACAAGTCGTGCTATGAAAGAGCGTGGCAAGTATCAGATCCAGTGTATGAAATCTCGAAGCTCGACCGGCGTTGGTCAAAAAATTGATTTGGAGTATAACATTGAAACCATGCGTATTACTGACGAAGGCGGGGACGAAAACGGTTACAACAAACCACAAAGTTCAATCATGGAATCAATCAAGGCCAAGAGCCAGGTTGCTGCAAGCTCCGATGCTGCCTGGGCCGCGCCTGCAGGAGGCACACACGTTTGGGACAAGCCTGTGGTCAAGCAAGGAGATGTTGCCAAGATTTCAGCAGACGTTCAAAGTGCCAAGCTGAAACAAATGCTGGGCAAGATCAAAGCGTCATAATGATATACCTGGATTTTTTTTCAGGCAGTCATGGGCACTTTCTAGAGTATGTAATTAATACGTGGATATTCAAGGGTCCACGAGTACCTGACATTTTTACTGAGCACGGTGCTTGTCATCAGATTCGTAAAGACACAGCATACATGGCACACAGAATAGTAGAAGCTGCACATTATACTGAGTTTAATATATCACAAAATACTCCAACCAAGGTAATTAGAATCAACATTAGTCAGGATTGGGCCAACTGGATATATCAAATCAATGTCATGAGTCGAGCCGGTGATATACCTTTAGAAAAAAAAATAAAACTAATTTCAGAATCAGTGAGACGTAGTCCCGCCAAACTTAGAAATGAATGGTATGCTAAATTTAATTCAACAGTTGATGGATATCCTCTTCCCGACAATTGGAGTTGGATTGATTTACCAGCTTTTGAGTTTTGCATGGAAAGTTTGTTTGATCTAGTGGAATTTTATAATGAACTATATCGCTTGGCTGAGTTTTTAGAAATAACATTTGTGCCTGACCAAGAACTAAGTGATTTGTCTGAAGAATTTTTAACTAGGAATCAAGGATGGCAACATTACAAAGAATGCAAACACCTAGTGCATGCTGCAATAGTAGGAAATAACATTGAATTTTTCAGCACCGAAATGTCGCAAGCATTGATCAATAGTTTGTTGTCAAAATCTGTTGGAATATTTGATGGAGAATTGTTTGATAATGATAGTTATCCTAGCAACACTTGCCAGTTATGGAACATGGTGGATCAACACTTAAAAACTTTTGATCAGAAATTTTGATATGAAGAAAATTTTTTGTTTTGGTGACGGATTTGCAACTGGACATATATGGCCAGAATGGCCTCAGATTTTACAAACGCTGCTGCCCCAATACCAAGTGATCAACACAGCAGGAGTTGGGGCAGGCACTGAATTTTTAGTTTCAGGATTTGTGGATCTAGTAGATGGTATGCACGACAGCATAGTAATTTTTCAATGGCCTAACGCAAATAGATTCGACAAAATGATTCAAGATGATTCCTGGCAAAATATCATTGCCAACGATCCAACGTATTATTTTAACGTCAATGTTGATTCACAAGATCGTAAATGGTGGTTGAGTAGTGCCAGCACAGTCCAAGAAGTTCAAGACTATCACAAACTGTATGTGCAGCTAGGCCAACACAATCGTAGACAACAGATGTATCAGACCCTGGTATCGCACACAGCCGCTAATTTAAATTGTCAACTAGTTCATACTAGCACACAGTCAGCAGACACATTCAGCCAGCACAGCCGATTCGGATTAACCCGGCAGACACAAGTACAACCGTCTCCAATTGTGCATTTCTATTGGTTAGTTGAACAAATTATTCCGCAAATTGATATCACTGTTGATCAAAATTTACAAAAAGAATTGGAATTGTTGATTAATCAAACACCCTGGATTCCATATGACCCTGATCGAGAATCAATATGGTCAGACATAAATGCCAAACTCGAGTTTAAGTAATTGAACCTTTGATCACTGCAAAGCGTAACACAACTGCTTCTCCTAATGTGCCCGCTGTACGATTAGTCAACGTAATTACTGCTGACCCTGTGGTGCAATTGCCGTTGACGTTGTAGGCGCCAAGTGTAGCTCCTCCAACAATGTTGATCAACAGCAAATCACGTGTGCCAATAGTAGAGTTGGTTAGCGTAAAACTCACAGCAGTAGCCGCAGCCAAGTTGGTATTCTGCATGGTGATTTCACCAGATGGTTTGTTCAACACCACTGTACCAGATTTGTTGCCAGACTGTGAAATAGTGCCGCCTGCTCCTGCTGCATAGCCCACAGTTCCGGCGCTGGTCAAACCGATACCAGCAGCACCGGCCACAGTTACGTTACCAGTGACACTTGCAGTTCCTATACTAGCGATTCCAGTAGTAATAACATTGCCTCCAGCAATATTACCTGTGACGCTTAGGTTGCCAGTTATGTTGCCCGAGAATGCACTGATGCCGCCCACGTTCAGGTTGCCGCCAATGCCCACACCGCCTGTTACAACCACAGCACCTGTGGTGGTACTGGTGCTCACAGTGGTGTTGGTAAAAGCTATAGGTGTACTAACAATACCAGGATCACGACTGTTGTCAAAGATCCAAATGGTTGTGCCGCCGTCAACGCTCACAAACTCAAATGCATAGTTGCCCACAGCGCCAAATGTAATGGTGTTTGATACACCAGGTGTGCCCGGCGATACACCGCCAATCGTGGCAATGCCCTGACTCACTGACGCTGGCAAGGTCACAGTGTGTGCAACGTTGGTGATGTTGAAACCCACTCGTACAGTGCCAGCAGATCCACTGGCAGGAAAGTTTGTGAAACTCAGGCTAACTGATCCTGTGGTGCTGATTTGTTGGAATGCTGCTGCTGAATAATCAATGGCAATACTGCCACTGGTTGTGGTAATAGGCAAATAGGTATACGAAACGTCATTTAGTTTCACAGCATAAATGAGATTGTCTGCCATGTTGTTGTTCAACGTAGTGCCCGACAGTGCAGCCTTTAGCACAACCTTGCTTTGTAGGTCGTCTATTTCGTTTTCGGCATATTGAAAGTTTGTTTTGATGTTGGTAAAGTTGTCTCTGAAGCCCTGGGTGTTATTGGGCACGCCGGCAACTGGATAGGTACCGTCGATATTGTTTGGGTTGATTTGGCTGGTCATTTCGTAGTCCTTGTTATAGATATTTATTCAGACCCTGAAATAGCTAAATAATCCAAAGGTCTTGAGCAATGCAGAAAAAAACTCGAAGTATTCTAGAAGAATTAGAATCACTGTATGTAGAACGTGATCAGCGCTTGCTGATCGAAAATCGTGCTACAAACGTGATTGCTAATGCCATACGACTAGTAGAACAAATTGAAGCTGAGTACGATGCTGAAGCAGCAGACAATCTCACAAGAAAATTACTCAATGCCATTCGCACCAAAGACGCAGGCAAGTTCTCGCGTTCAGTAAGGAGAACCCATGCAGATTCATGAATTAACACGTAAACAACCCATCAAAGAAGCATCAGTTGGTGGAGCGCTTGGCGGAGCAGCCAGCGTAGTAGGTGGTATAGCATCACAGTTGGTCAACAAAGCTGCTGCTGCCCAGGGCTTGAATCCAGTGATTGGCGGCCAACAAAAAGCCACTGTGGCTGGAGCGCAAGACGCAGCCTTCTCTGCCACTGATCCACTGATTAAGGGTCTAGCAACTGCTGCTGCAAAAGAATGGAAACAAACTGTCAGCGAACTGATGCAAACCATGAAAACTCCAGCTGGATTAATGGCAACTCGTCCAAGTGAACTACCACCAGCCCAATTACAACAGGTGCTGGAAGACATGGTGTCAAGATTGATTGGTGAACCGTATGAATCGTTGGTCAATAAGGTAAGTGCAGAGGCACACGACGGAACAGGCAAACAATACGCTGCCAAATTAACCACATCCATTAAAAATCAAATTGATGCTATTGTGGCACAAGAGCAAACAGCTGGCAAACCTGATCCCAACAAAGAGTCAGCACTATGGAGCACATTGGCAGCAGCAATTTCAGATGCCAAAAGCGAAATAGAGTTTAGCTCCAGCAAAGGTCAAGGCGCTGTTGCTCGGCCTGGCCTACTGCCGCCTGCATCAGAGCAATTGGCAGATGAGCTGGGAATGTCGGACCAAACCATTGCTGCTTTGCAAAATTATATCAGACTTAACGGCAGCAAAATAACTCCTGCACTAGCAGCGTTGTTGGGTGGGGTCAAATGAATCTGATCGAAGGCGGCAACGTATTCAAAGACAAAATGGGTCTGCCACTCACGCAGCGCATTGATCAAGCAGACATACCCGGCACTGTGCAGTGGTTGGAAACTGTAACAGGGCTAGACTTGACCAGCACAGAAGATCCTGCTACAGGTTATCCTGTAAAATGGCTGGGCAGCACAGGCAAAAAACCGTCATCGGGAGACTTGGATCTGGCAGTTGATACCAACGAAATCACCAAGGGCGAATTAAAAGTCAAACTAGATCAATTTGCCACAAGTCAGAGTCAGGACCCAAGAGAGTTTGTGCGTATGAGTGGCGAAGCTGTGCATTTTAAAACACCCATACTTGGCAATGCTGATAATGGTTTTGTACAAACAGATTTTATGTTCATGCCTAATGTTGAATGGGGCTCATTCTTTTTGTCTGGTGGTGTTGATTCTGAGTACAAAGGTTTGTACCGCAATATACTCTTGAGCTCGATTGCCAAGAGTTTAGGACTCAAGGCTTCTGCTAAAGGAGTCACTAGCAGAATAACAGATCAGTTAATACCAGGCGGACTTGATCCTGACCACGCTGCTGAAGTATTGCTGGGCAAAGGCCGCACTCGAGACAATCTCAAAAATGTCGAAGCCATTTATGCTGCTCTAGCACGTGATCCCAAGAAGGACGCCAAACTTGAAGACTTCCGTCAATATCTTGCTAGGGACAATCTCAAAGAGCCGTCAGCGTCGGTTGCTGAAGATGATGTGGGATTCCTGGGACGACTACGTGATCGCATTGTGAATCGTGGTTACGTGGCCCTGGTAGAAAACAACATGATTGTAGAAGCTGCTGAACCCGGAGTGGGCGGCAGAGCCAAGGGCATCGAACACCTGGAAGATTTAGTGTTTCGTTACGGCGCCGCTGGTATACAACAAGCACTAGACATTGTCAAACATGCCACTGAGTCCCCTGGAACAGTTACTGCCAAGTGGGACGGAAAACCAGCTGTGATATTTGGCCGCAAACCCGACACCGGTGAGTTTGTGCTCACAGATGGTTCAGGGTTTGAAGCCAAGGGCTACGACGGACTTGCTACCAGTCCACAAATGATGGCAGATATACAAAGCAACAGATCTGGAGACAGAACTGAACTGATCAACCTCTATGCAACACTGTTTCCAGTACTAGAAGCTGCTTTGCCCCCTAACTTCCGTGGTTATGTCAAGGGAGATCTGTTGTACATGCAACGTCCTCCTGTGATAGCTGGCAACTATGTGTTTGAGCCCAACACTATTGAATATCGTATTCCTGTCAAAAGCTCTATGGGACAGCGCATTGGCAACAGCAACATAGGTGTTGCTGTTCATAGTATGTACAGTGATGCTGGTGAACCACGACAGCCACTTGGCGGCGTAGCGTTCAATGAAGTACCAGGATTGTTACTGGAGCGTCCTGCCACTCCTAACACCTTGGAAACTGATCCAGCCATTGAAAAGCAACTGCGAATGATTGTTCGCACCTACGGAAACAGCATGAAAACTCTGTTTAACCCAGCTGAACTTCGTACTGCACAAATCACAGATTTGTTCAAGCTGGCAGTGGATTTTATCAATACCAAAGTGGGTGCTCCGTTACAACCTGCTAATCAGTTGGTAATAGAATTTGGCAACTGGTTAAAAACCAAAGTAACTCCACGCAAGTTCAACAACATTGTGGAATATTTGAACAGTCCCAGCAGCAACATTGAAGCCCTGGGCGCAGCGTTTTATGCATTTGAACTGCTGCATGCACTCAAGATGCACCTTAAAGATCAAGCAGACGTTGCCAATCCTGGCGGGGAAGGTTGGGTCATGGCCACGCCTGCAGGCTACGGCAAGCTGGTTTCTAGGTTTGATCCCACTGCATTTGCTGCTCAAAACCGAGCTAGAAATAACCCTCAACAGGCGTGATTTTTCCAAACTAACTAAATAAAAGCAGGGATCATGTGTCCCACTAACTTAAAGGAAATTTATCATGGCAGTATTTACAAAAGTAAACGGAACCACACAACCAGTATTTGCACTGGACGTAGGAAATGGTTCCATCGCAGGAACAGCTAACGTAGCAGCTCAAGGTCCAGTTCAGATCCAAGGTCCAAAACTTGACTTCTTCACTTTGACAGCTAACGCCGCGTTGACCAACGCTGGTAACGTTAACGGTTACTTGAACAACGTGTTGACATCTGTTCAACAACTTGGTACAATCGCAATTTACCAAGCCGGCGCAACAGCTGGTACAATCAGCTTGGCTATCTACCCAAGTGGCGCTTACACCACAACTACTCTGGTTGCTGCTGCTCAAACAGCCAACGCAACTGGTGGCTTGAACATTGGCATTCCAACTGCCAACGTTACTAGCACAGCTAGCTTCACTAACTTGGCTTAATAGCTAGGTTTAGTTGACCACCTCAACCCTGGACGTAAAAAATCCAGGGTTTCTTTTTGGCCTTAAATATCTGTCTAATGAGAATACAGTGCCGAACACTTTTTGATTGCAGTTATACAGGCGTTACAGGCAGCTTCCGCACTAGTATGATCCCGTTTGAAGACAAGTCGGGACAACCGGTACTAGATCTTGCTGACTGGAATCGCAGTAGAAATCAACAGCGCAACTGGGAAACTTTGTTGCAAATACTGGGACTCAAAGCACAACCTACAGACCTGGTGTTGCCTGTTCACCGGTTGGGAACATGGGAATTTGAATTTGCCATAGAATCTGAAGGTGTGTATCTAAATGGCAACAATCCTGATCCACTGGCAGGCCTACTGCAAGACTGCAATGGAGTGCCAATGCTGACAGGACTCACCGAAACAGCAGGAGTTGAACGTAGTATTTCTACTCACGGCCCTGATCAAAACATTTGGTTTGTGTTACTAAATAATACACTGGAACAATAAAATGGCTGATACCACCGACATCGAAAAGAAAAGTCTGGAAGCACATGTGGAATTGTGTGCAGAGCGATACAAAGCATTGGAACGGCAATTTACAGACGTTAGGTCAGACATAAATGATCTCAAAATTATGGCAGAGAACACTCATAGATTAGTTCATAAAATGTCAGAAAATCGCAACAGTCAAGTGATCAACTGGGGTATAGGCATGATTGGAGTGCTGCTGGCAGTGTGCGGTTGGTTGATAACGCAGTATGTCAAAACTCTATGAATAAAGAGCAAAAGCTAGAACGCTTTGCTGAGCGAGAATTCAAGAGAAATCTCGACAACATGATTGTGAAAGAAGATGACGGCAGTTATGTTGTGTTTGGCAAGTATCATATAACACAACAAACACACGGATACATGGTCAGCACTTGGTCATCAGACATACACTGCTTTGACAGCAAGCGCAATGCTGTAAGCTGGTGTGTAGCAGACAAATTTAATCAGCTGACTTTGGCCAACACAATTTTAAATTTAGACCGTAAAAAACAAACATTAGCAGCTGATATTCATTGCCGTCAAGGCATAGGTAGACGCAGCCAGTTAGATCACTTTTATGAAATTATAAACATGAAAGTACAGCCCAAGCAAATTCTGTTAAATTCGGTATCATCTGAATTGGAGAAATGTGTAAACTCGGCTAAATATATGCAAATTAGAGGATTCTCAAATGAAACTGCAAGAACTAGCGGCCCCTCAGCCAAGTAAACAAATCGCCAAAGTATTCGAAAGTTACTTTGGTTCACGTATCAGCTTTGACCAACTTAATCGTCGTCAAACTGCTGGCATGCTTGATCGTGTACGTGGCCTACTGGGCGAACACCAAAGTACCACAGCTCGCCATCACAGTGAAAAGAACCCCAGTTATCTTAAATTGGTAATGATGGAACAAGCCTTGCGTGGACGTCTCAAAGAGATGGATGCACCGGGCGCCAATGGACAAGTTGATCCAGCTGCTGCTGTGGCCAAGGTCAAGGATCCCAAGCTGGCTGCTGCTCTCAAGAAAAGCACTGCTGGACAAACACTCAATCCTGATGAACAAAAAATGGTTGCTGGTGCTGCATTGATGCAAGCCGAAAGCTATCGTCGTCGTCAACTGGGACGTAGACTAACTGAAAGCGAAGTGCAACAGGCACAAGTTGTGTTGGCTGCCCAAGACATGGTTGACAAGATGCAGTCCATGCTAGAAGACGTATCTGAACTGCAATTCAAAGAACTGCCAGCCTTGGTTGACAGTATCAAAAATCAAGTTGGCATTGACCAAGCTGCACAATTCAACGGTGACGCCAGTGCTGCACTAACTGGATTGATGCAAAATCTACAAGCCGCCAAGCTGCAAATGGATCAAGCTCTGGGCGTGGTCACAGGTACTGCACAAGCACCAGTTGACGCTGCTGCTGATGGTGCCATGGCTGGCGCGGAAATGGGTGCTGACATGGGTGCCGACCTAGGCGCAGAAATGGGTGCCGACATGGGTGCAGCTGATGATCTTGCTGCTGACCCAGAAGCTGAACCACCTGCAAGTGCTGGCCTGGGCCGAGCACGTAGATAATGAAAATATTTGAAGTCGACGGCGGCCTCTCAGAATTTACTCCCAAGCCTGATCAATTGATGGGCTTGGTCTCATTTCTTAACGGGCGAGCCAAAGACACTGGCAGTCAAAAACAAATCAGTCAACAGGCATTTATTAGCCTGGCTCAAAGTCTAGACATCAATGTCACTGACCAAAACATTGCTGAATTGGTAGGACAACCCCCACTGAGCAATTTACTGGAACCACTGGCGCCAGACTCCACAGATCCAATTGTGTTCAAAGGTGGTGAGGCGCCTGCACCAGCCACAATGCCAGTCAACAAAGCTCAGAACATTGTGGCTGCTGCTGCTAAATCGGCAATGAAAAAAGATCGCGGCGTTTAACACCAAACTGCATTGACATTTGTCGTTAAATACCTTATACTTAAACTAAGGAAAATTTTATGGCTTATTCAAATCAGGTAATTGATCATTATGAGAACCCCAGAAACGTGGGTAGTTTCTCTAAAGAAGACACAGATGTGGGCACTGGTATGGTCGGTGCGCCTGCTTGCGGTGACGTGATGAAGCTACAGATCAAAGTCACTGACGGAGTAATCACAGATGCAAGATTTAAAACATACGGTTGCGGCAGCGCGATTGCGTCAAGTTCGCTTGTTACTGAGTGGGTCAAAGGACGTACCCTTGAGCAGGCGGAAGCGATCAAAAATAGCCAAATTGCTTCTGAGCTTGCCCTCCCCCCTGTTAAAATTCATTGTTCAATACTTGCAGAAGATGCCATCAAAGCGGCGGTAGCTGACTACAGGATCAAACATGATCTTGTTCACTGACACTGCTCGAACCAAAATCAAACGATTGTTAGAAAAACGCGGCGGCATAGGCATCCGTCTGGCAGTAAAAACCACTGGTTGTTCGGGCCTGGCTTATGTGTTAGAATATGTTGATACGCAACCCAGTGACAACAGTACCATAAATTATGTTCAACCTGATTTTGCTGTGCTGGTAGATAAAAAACACGAAGTGTATCTTGACGGTATGACTGTGGATTATGTTCGTCAAGGTCTTAATGAAGGATTTGAATTTTCAAATCCCAACGAACGCGACCGCTGTGGTTGTGGAGAAAGTTTTCGAGTTTGAAACAAAAATATATCGATGCTTATATGCAGACTGCACAGGTGTTTGCAGAACTCAGTCATGCCCGGCGACTACACGTAGGTGCCATAGTAGTCAAGGAAGATAGAATTGTCAGCATTGGCTACAACGGTATGCCCGCAGGGTGGGACAATAATTGTGAAGATGAAATTGGACATGTGTTTGATGACAACGGCTGCATAGTTGAGACCAGATTAAAAACCAAACCAGAAGTCTTGCATGCTGAGTCCAATGCAGTTGCTAAATTGGCTAGAAGCAATGAGTCCGGCCTAGACGCAGATATTTTTATTACCCATGCTCCTTGCTTGGATTGTGCTAAACTTATCTATCAGTCTGGCATCAAACGAGTTTGGTTTGGCACAGCTTATCGCGACACCACCGGCATAGATTTTCTTAAAAAATCCAACATACAAGTAACACAAGTAAACACATGATAGTTCAGAGATACAATTATACCCCTTGCAACCGCGAAACCATTGACGGCAAACGACACTACTGTTTGCCCGACGGCAGCAAAGTTCCTAGTGTTACCACAATCCTAGATCGTACCAAGAGTGAAGAAAAAAAACAAGTTCTGATCAATTGGCGCAAGAGAGTCGGGGAACAAAAAGCACAAGAAATCACTACAGAAGCTGCCAGTCGCGGCACACGCATGCACAGCTATCTTGAACACTACATGCTGCATGACGACATGAAACCCTTGCCCGGCAATCCTTTTGCACATCCTTCATGGTTTATGGCAGCAGAAGTAATCATGCAAGGACTACAACACGTTGACGAATGCTGGGGGGTTGAAGTGCCGTTGTATTATAGTGGGTTATATGCTGGCACAACTGACTGCCTAGGACTCTGGAAGGGGCGGCCGGCAATCATGGATTTTAAACAAACCAACAAGCCCAAAAAGCGTGAGTGGATCGATGACTATTTTATACAGTTGGCAGCGTATGCAGCAGCACACAATGAAACACATGCTACTGCCATTGACTGCGGCGTTATTTTAATGGCTCAACAGCCTGCTTTGTTAGCTGACGGCAGCCTTGACAAGCCTGTTTATACAGAGTATGTGATTGAAGGCGACGAATTTGCACACTGGACAAATGAATGGATGAAACGAGTAGACATGTACTACCAGTCGCGCTAAATATGTGATACCCTGTAAGGATCACAAATCGTGGCAATTGTACAAATTTCAAGAATAACCCAACGTAAGGGTCTAACAACCGACTTACCACAACCCCTAGCTGGCGCCGAACTAGGCTGGGCGGTAGACGACCGCAGATTGTTTATTGGCAACGGAACCATCGAAGACGGTGCACCTGTTGTGGGCAACACTGAAGTACTAACTGAATTTTCAGATATCCTTGGTTTTGCAACAGCCTACACTTATGACGGCGCAGCAGCTGGATACACTGTGCAAACAGGTGCCACTGCTGGAAGCCCTGTTAGCCAGAGCATACAATCAAGACTAGACAGTTATGCAATAGTCACAGACTTTGGAGCAACAGGTGATGGCACCACAGATGACACTGCCGCAATAAATCGTGCATTGAATCAGTTGTATTGCCGAGAAATTAATCCACAAATTCGTCGCAGCTTGTTCTTTCCTGCCGGCACATATATCGTTACTGACACCATAAACGTACCTCCGTATGCCAAGTTGTACGGCGAAGGCAGCAACAGCAGTATCATCAACTTCAATGTACAAGCACATACTTCGCTGATTGCATATGCTGAAGGAATATTGGTTTCTAATAGTGGTAGTTTTTATCGCAGCTTGTCTGATGTACCAATTGGAATTCTTATCAGCGACACTCTTTATTGGGAACTCGAAAGTTTACCTGACTACGTTGGACGAACTGCTGACAGTCTTCAGCAGACTGGTGTAAACATTGCTACCAACAGTGCAACCGCACCACGCAATATTGAAATTTCTGCCATGGCAATCACAACCAATCAATTGAACAGTGGTTTCTTGTGGGAAGATGCTGAACAGTGCAGCATGGATTCAGTCACAATCGAAGGGCCCCTGACCACAACACAACTAGTGGATTCCGTTGAAAACACACGAGCAATTGATTGGTCCAGCACCGCCAGTTTGGTTACTCGTGGTGTGATCTTGAACAATTGCAAATACAAAGGTTTTACCTACGCCTCGCAAACAGATCAACAAATCGAAGGCATCACCATTAGCAACAGTCAATTTGATACACTGTATCAAGGTATTGTATTGGGTGACACAGTAGTTGTCAACGGTGGCGCATCGGGTGTTCGTATAGTTCAGAATATGTTTGACAACATATACATACAAGGAATTGTGTTTACCAATGTCAGTCGCAACGTCAGCGGCTACAATACATTTTACGATGTAGGCAACCACTTCAACGGAGCCACATTGCCAGCCAGCAGCATCATTGATATTGATGCTGTGAACAATGTCAGCGTTGGCGACATGTTTGAACGCAACAACAGTCAGAGCGCAACACACAGTCGTATTGACCTAAACAACACTAACTCAATGGCCATGAGCATGAACGTGCATGACATTGTGATGTATCAAAGCGGTGTTCAGGCCGAAAGTTTAGGTCAGGCGCTGGACCTGGGCACATATCAGCGCACCGCTGGCATTCAGGACACTCTACTAGACAACACCACAGGTGGCAACATTGCTTTTGTCACTGGCGCAGCCATCAGTTCAATACAGATGGATTATTCAATTGCCAGAGCAGATTTTCGTCGACGAGGCACCATTATTGCTGTAAAAGGCACCAGCACCACCACAACTGGTTTTGTGTTCACCGACGATTTTTCAGAAAATGGATCTACTGGAATTACTCTAGATGTGATTGGCACTGGCGGTAATATTCTGGTGCAATACACTTCAACCTCAACTGGTAGCAATGCTACCATCAAGTACAGCATTACCAATCTTGGTTGATGTGGCCTAAAAATTTTGCCGATCGGCTGGAGTCCTGGAACAATCTCAGACTCCAGGCCAGCGCAGCCGATGTAGATTCTGCTCTTGCTATAATCAACTCATGGTGGTTTAAAATCCCGTGGAAAGCATACCATTTGCACTGGGATGATTGTGAAAACTGGCCTGATCCTTGGCAGCTTTTGAGCGACGATATGTATTGTCCTCTTGCTCGCGGCCTGGGAATACTGTATACTATTACTATAATAGACCGTGCTGATCTGCAAGACTGTGTGCTAACCGAATGTGGCAGTGACAATTTAGTCCTGGTACCTCAAAAGAAATATATACTTAATTGGGATCAAGAACAAATCGTAAATATCAATCCAGCGCCGAGACATTTCCTGCACAGCATCAGTCAGAGCAAATTAAAACAACAAATTAGGTAATAATGAAAACAATCACAGTACAAAAACGCAATGGCCTTCGCGAGCCCTTGGCGTTGGAAAAATGGCAAACACAGATTGCAAAGGTATGTTCCGGCATTGCAGATGTTAGTCAAAGCATGGTAGAAATCAAGGCACAATTGCATTTTTATGATGGTATTACCACAAGAGAAATTGATGGTATCACGCTCAGAGCTATTGTGGACTTGATTGATGTAGAATCAAATCCTGGAGTTGGACATACCAACTATCAGTTTGTAGCTGGCAAACAGCGACTCAGTATGCTAAGAAAAGATGTTTATGGAACCTACACGCCTCCTCACCTGTATGAGATTGTGAAGACCAATGTGGCCACAGGCTTGTACACGCCCGAACTACTGGAATGGTACACCCCGGATGACTGGAACAGAATGAATGACATGCTGGACCATGCCAAGGACGAACAATACAGCTATGCAGCCATTGAGCAGCTGATTGAAAAGTACCTGGTAAAAAATCGTAGTACAGGACAAACCTATGAAACTCCACAAATTAGATACATGGTCGCGGCCGCTACTGTATTTCACTCAGAAGAACCGAACACAGCGAGAATGCGCTACATCAAAGAATACTACAACGCTGCTTCAGACGGTCTCTTTACTCTTGCTACTCCTGTACTTGCTGGACTGGGTACTCCTACAAAGCAATTTTCGAGTTGTGTTCTTATACGCAGCGATGATGACTTGGATAGTATATTTGCTTCGGGAGAAATGATGGCCAAGTATGCTAGCAAACGTGCTGGCATTGGCTTGGAGATAGGACGTCTTCGTCCATTGGGTTCACCCATCCGTGGAGGTGAAATCATGCACACAGGCATGATACCATTCTTGAAAAAATGGTTTGGAGACCTACGCTCATGTTCACAAGGAGGTATTCGTAATGCAAGTGCTACTGTGTTTTATCCTATTTGGCATCATCAATTTGATGATCTTATTGTACTCAAGAACAATCAAGGCACAGAAGAGACCCGAGTT